CGGCAGCGGCCCGGTTTCAATACCAGCTTGGTTGGATTGGCGCCCCCCCAGGGGGGGCAAGATGTTTTCTGCGAGCTTACCAATGGACTCAACGAGGCTGGTTAGAAGATCGACCGCGGGTGGAGTCAATTTTTCGAGAACGCTGCCAACGGCGTTGATAATGCTCTGCAACACCTCCGCAGCTTTGGGCGTCACCCTCTCTGCTACCGACTTGATAACATTACTGATGGCCGCGGCCAGGTCTTGGAGCTTGGGCGCAACCTTGGTTGCGATATCGGCCAGCTTCTCTGCTACAGTTCCAATCAAGTCTACGACCGCTGGCAGAAGTTCCCGCGCAAGGGCTCCAAACGGATTGATAATGGCCAGGATGCCGTTCAGGACTTCGGGCCGCAGGAACCCACTGAGCGCTTTCCCAGCCGCCTCTCCTACTTTGACAAGCGTGTCGTGCATTCTAATTAGGGCCTGCACAACGGGATGATCTTCCGTGAGACCAAAGAAACCGCCGCGGAACTCCCCGGTAGCGAGGATGCGGACTCCTTCCGCAACGCCCTTAAGCAGCTCGCCAACCTTACTGAGGACCCGCCCCAGGACCAGGCCAACCCTTTCACCAAACGTAACCACGCCATCTTCGGCTGCGGCGAATGGGTTGGCCAGAGCTGTACGCAAGTCGCGAGCGAACCCCTCTACCCTGTCTGCAATGCGCCTCAATGTGATGCCAACCCGCTCGCCAAAGCTGATAAGCCCGTCTTCAACCGCGGCGATGGGGTTAGCAAAGGCCATGCGGAAGTCCTCAGCGAATCGGTCCCAGCCCCTGGCGAAACGTTTCACCGCGCCTTGAATTGCGTCGCTAGACAGGAAGTCAGCCAGCTTCACAAGGCCAGCCGTCACAATATCGAAGAAGGGCTTGAAGCCGGTGGCGATGGCCATCTGCAGGGAGTCCTTGATGGTGGACATGGCGCCGGCAAAGGTCCGGCTCTGCTTTTCCATCATGTTGGGGAACCGCTCGCCTACCTCTTCGATGAAGGCCTCGATCATGACATGGGCCTCCACGGCCCTTTTCTCCACCATCTTCATCGCCGTGGCCACGTCCACGCCCAGTTTCTTAGCCAGCATGTCCCAGGCAGGGATGCCAGCCTCCGTTAGCTGGCGCATCTCTTCTGCCGCCACCTTCCCCTTGGCCCGCATCTGCCCCAGGGCCGTGGTGACCCGGTCTATCGCCTCTTTACCGCCTCCCAAGGCAGCGGCAGCGTTGCCCACCGCCGTCAGCAGGGGTATCACCTGCTTAGCCTCGAACCCGTAGGCCATCATGCGCTGGGTAGCGGTTACCAGGTCGGGGAATTCGAATGGCGTTTTTGCGGCGAACCGGGCCAGGTCATCGAGGAAGGCCTTGGCTTTCTCGCCGCCCCCCAACATGGTAGTAAAGGCGATTTGGGCTTGTTGGAGGCGGTTGTTAAGACCGAATATGCTCTCCTTGGCAAAATCGAACGCCTTACCGACAGCGTTAATGGCTCCTATAGCTGTGGCGAACCCAAGGGCGGTCCCCACCGCCGTCCGCATCATGTCGCCCAGACCAGAGACAGCGCGGTGTGATCGCTCAATACCTTCCTTGAGCCCAGAGATATCTGCGCCTATCTTGACCTGAACGTCACCGAGCGCCATGAGTTTCGTCCCTTCCACCTAGCAGCTGGTTGATGGCCTTCACGCGGCGCAATAGCTCCATGGGGTCAGCGTCACGCCGGCCAAAGCGGGGCATAAAATCCTGGGGGCGCCATGAGCGTCCCTTGCGCTTACCCCAGAGGTTAGCCATCACGGATGCCAAGATCCCCATGCGCAGGTCAGCGCGTTCTTCGCCAAACGGTTCAATTGCGAAATACGCCATCCACTCGGAGAACTCTTTGCTAGTCATGCGTTCCTCTAGCTCGGCTACGGTCATGCCCAAGGCGAGGGCGAGGCGAAAGGCGAAGCGGCGCTCTAGGTCGCGGCTAAATTTGTCTGCGCCGCCTGAATGCCCGTCACCGTGAGTCCCGATAGCTCCAGCGCTTTCTGGACAAGGCGGTCGATGACCTGGGGAGGCTGCGACATTAGCGCCTCACGGTCATCGTCGCTGAAGAGGCGCTGGCCATCGCCGCCCAGCACCGTCATGAGTAACAGGTCAAGGAGGAAATCGTTGAGGCGGGCAGGGTCAGCAGCGCCCCGCTCCAGCAGCTCAGGATAACGAGCTAGCAGCTCGCGCCGCTCGCCTAGCGTCAGCCCTCGCACGATCACTCGCCCGCCCCACTCGGGGACGTCTACTTCCTCATGGGGCGGGCGAGCGGCCAGGGCCCTGTCGCGGGTCACGTATCCGTCAACGCTCATGGCGCTATGCTAAAGTTGGCTGTCCCGTCACCTTGATGGTGATATCCGCCGTCATCACATCGTCTATGGGGAACGAGGGCTCGAAGCTGGTCACGTAACCCTCGAACGTCCAGGACACGGTGAGGGGCGACGGGAACAGCAGCTTGAACCGGCGCTTCGTGCCACTCACCAGCAGCGATAGCAAGCCGGTGCTAGCGTCATGGGTGGCCAGGGTGGGGTCGAAGGCGACGGTGAGGGACACCTCGCCGCCATCCCTTAGAGTGGGCAGATACTCCTTCCATCCGCTGCCAGCCATCACCGTGGCCTCGGCGGTGTCCAGCGAGAAGCTGGGGCCGGACAGCTCCCGCACTTGGCCGATGTTGACAAAGGTGCCGGGGTCGCCGCCATCGTGCACCTGCAGAACGGCGCCGTAACCAGTATACTGCGCCACTTAAGGATCACCCCTCCAGGGGCTCAGAGGCCTCTGTGGGCGCGGCTCTTTGGCCGCTTCCGTGAGCGTGAGCGACATGCGCATTCAGCTCGCCTTCATCGAGGTAAGCATGTGGGCAATGTGGGCAGGGGTAGACCGGCAACCCCGCCCATGTCGGCCTAGACGGGCCTCGCTTCCCCATAAATCACCTCCACCTCCAACACGATGTGTCTCGCTGCACCATCTTCGTCCACGAACTCGCTGACGCTCCGAGGGAACGTGGCGAATCCGGCCACCTGCCCTGTTAGGAGGCTGCGAATGCGCTGTGCCAAGTCAGCCGCTTGTCCCAAGTCAGCGCTGTCCACGAAGGCGTGAACGGTCACTGTGAGAGCGTCAGCGCCTGTGCCTCCGGGCCGGCTCCGCGCTTCGCCCACGGCCACGTATGGGAGCCCTCTGTCGGCCACCGGCGCCTGTGCCAGCATAGGCCCCACCACGGGGTCGCTAGCAAGGCGCTGCCAGATGGCCGTGCGAGCATCGCGGTAAGTCATACGCCTCTAGCAGCCTCCCGCACTGCCCGCTCCATGCGCCTGGGCAGCTGGGCGACGTGGTGATCCACCGCCGGGCGAAAGTGGGGGCGAGCCGCCATCTTGCGGGTGCCATATTCGACGTATTTGGCGTAGGGAGCTATCGCTTCGTCTGACCCAACCAGCACGTATTCGGGCTGATGGGGCTCGATGCGATAGCTGCGTCGCAGGTTGCCGGTGCGATAGGGAGCCGCATGGGGGCCCATGCCGCCTACATCCCGCTCTATGGCCGACGCCGTCTCCAGGCAGGCGCGGTAGGCAGCCTCCTGCACCGCTCGCTCTAGCTGCGCTCCCCGCCAGGCGCGGACGATGACGGAGATAAGACTGGCCATGCTAGCCCACCTGCATGAGGTCCAGGTAGCAGACTCGGCCTCGCAGCACTCGGGCCGTGACCTCATAGAGACGGCCTTCCGGTGAGCGAAGGCGGTCCCCCACCGCTGGCAAAGCGCCCGAATCCCACACCGCCAGGCTAGCCATGGATTTGCCCGGCTCGATGGGGACAGCCCTGGGCGTGGCCATCGTCTCGGCTGCCCGCAGGTAGACTTCCTCAGTGGCCACCACCGTCGACCCGCCCATGCCGTCTGGCTGGCGGATGGGGCGGAGCCAGACCCAACGGCGACGCAGAAGAACGCTCATACCGTTCGCCCCCGGCGATGGATGTAGGGAGCAAGGATCGCCTGCAGCCCTGGCGCCAGCGCCGGGGCGAACTTCTCTGAGACACCGCCAACCCCCACCAGGTCAGAACCGTCAGTCCAGGCGCCTTGCCCACGGCGATAGAGGTAGGCGGCCTCTACGATGGTCGCCTCCTGCAAAGCCGGTGGCACCACCGTGAGGGGCGTCACTGTGTAAGTGACGGTGACGTGGCGCAGCCTCTGCCCCTGCGCCCAGGGAGCCGCTAGGGGCAGTATGGGCTGCGCCCCCACCAGCCCCGTCTCCGCAGCGAGGATGGACACGGCTAGGGAAACGCCCTCGGCGGTGGTCGCCGAGACGATGGACGCCACCGGGCGCCGGCGCAGCACAAAGGGGGCGTTGGGCCTCACTTCAGCGAAGAAGTCCGCAAAAGGACCTGCGCTTTCAGAGTAGCCCGTCAGGCGCAGCACCAGCTCGCTGGCAGCGTCCAAAGCCAGGGACAGCCCTTCATCCTCGCTTGTGTCGGCGGCGGGGATGCCCAGTCGCTGCTTCAACGCTGCCAGCGTCGCCAGCGGCACTTGACTCGCCCTCCTTCACCTCGCGTGCGCCGTGCTCCCGAAGGAGCCGTACCCAGGTGTCGTCCACCACCCAGTGTCGGCCTGCAGGCCACACGACGCCCAGGACGTCTGTCTCCCTATCGAGCTCAAGCCAGGGCATGGCTCTTAAAGGCTCCACCAGATGACCAGGAGCTGGTTTCCCGTGGTGCTGACCTGTAGCCGGATGGCGTTGGGCAGGACCGTGGCTATCCCGGCGCGGTCGGCGACGATGGCGTTGCCAGTGACGGCGCGCCAATCGAACCAAGC